ATGTCCGGCCCGGGATCAAGATCTAAAACCCGGGCCAGCGCCACGTCCGTTCGCGCTGATGCCATCCCATGCACGAACACTCATCGCATCGCGAGTCGATGGCTGACCCTGATGCGGTGTGGTTGTGGGGTAGGTGACCGCATGTGCAGCTGACCGCGATGGCGTCGAGCGTCTGACTTATCGGCACTCTGGCGCCTGGGTGTGACTGTCCACCCCTACGCAGGTAGGGGCGGGGTGCCCTACCCACGTGGCTGGAGGGCGGGGGCCTGGTCCTCATCGTCTGCCCAGAGCAGGTCCGGGCAGCCCGTCCAGACAGCGGCATGCCAGTGCATGCCCTCTCGGTGGCCCTTGTCCAGCTGGCAGCGAATCGGAACGACGTCCTCAGCGAACACCGGCATAACCGCGTCACAGGGCAGCGGCTCAGGATCCGGGCACTCGGTGGGCGGCCAGTAGGGCTGTCCGCAGGTGGGGCAGTTCTCGGTGTCCATGGTCACCACTCTCGGGATGGGGTGAGGGCCTCACGCCGCGGGATGCGGTGCTCGGTGAACCACACCTTTAGCGGGGTGTCCTGGCGGATGAAGTTGCAGGCGCCATGCGCCGGCCGCAGGTTGTCCAGCACGTTCAGGCCGCCGTGGGACCACGGGATCAGGTGGTCGGCCGTGGTGGCCCCGGGCAGCCCGCACAGGTGGCAGGTGCGCCCGTAGCGGGCCAGGCACTCCCCGACCAGCTTCAGCCGGTATCGGGCGTTGCCGGCCCAGGGCCAGTCCCGCCGGTCCTCGGCCACGCGGAAGGTGATCGGCGGGAGGTCGTAGTCGATCCAGGCGGGCGGGTTCACCGGCGCCTCATCCACCAGCGGCAGACCATGCACCAGACGGTCTCCCGGCCGACGACGTAGGGAACGCCACACTCCGGGCACGTCCAGGCGCCCCCGGTCTGGTCACGGCGCCTCATCGGACCGGCCCAGCGGCCCGCAGGCGGACGATCGGGGCCCGGCCGGTGTCGTCCAGCCGGACCGGGTCGGCGGGCGGCCCAGCGGGCAGGGAGCGGCCCAGGCCGCCCACCCAGGCGTGCAGCCACATGGCGCGCAACAGCGGATCCGGGCTCATTCCAGCCCCATTTGGACGGCGAGCCGGTAGAGCCACGCGCGGACGCAGGACTCGTGGCGGCAGTAGACGCAGAACGGGCCGATCACCGGGGCCGCCGGGGGGGGACGTCGGGCCGGTAGCCCTCCACGTAGCCGGTGTCGTCGTCGCGGCCCTCGTAGGGCATCGGCAGGGCGACCGGGGCCATGCGAACGGTGTTGACGACCCCGGCGCACTCGGAGCAGAGCCCGTCGTTGGCCTCTGCGATGTCCCGGCGCACCGGCCGGTCGCAGCCGGGGCACTCCGGCAGCGGGAACGCCACCACGACGTTGGACCCCGGCCGTTCGCGGCGGTGCTTCACCGGGCGGCCACCTCGGCGAGAGCCTCAGCGATCACCGGCTGATTGGCCCGGTAGCGCCAGTGGCTGCGCGGCCGGGGCCGGAAGCCAGTCACGATGCCGTCCAGCCGCCAGCGGTGGAGCGTCGATCGGTCGATGTGCAGGAGGTCGCAGACTTCGCGGCCGGTCAGTAGGCGGGACTCCCCCGGTTCCATGCGTTGCATGCTATGGCATCGGTCAGACACGTTCGGTAGTGAAGTCCGGCGGGTCGGGGGTTGTCCCCAGGCTTTCCACAACAGGGGACACAGTGTCCACAGGCGGGGGCCTCTTAGTCCGCGCGCGCGCGCCCGCGCAGTAGCTACTCACCCAAGGTGAGACGACGGAAGGATCTCAACTAGAGGTTCACGTCCCGGCCCTACGGGCCGGGACCGTGCCCGGCAGAGCCGGGCCGTGTACAGAGCCCCGGTGCCGGCCGTCCGGTAGGGAAGTCCGGGCGGCCAGCACCAGTAGCCCGGCCGCGGTGAGCGGTCAGGCTGGAGCGGGGCGCCGGTCGCGTGCACTCGACCAACGGCTCTGCGGGGGGTGATCCCTAGGCAGCGGAGACACTACCGCGGGTGACAGCCCGTGTCGCGCAGGGCGTTACGGGTGTGTCGTGCCGTAGCCTCTGTGCCACGACGGCCGTGGAGAGTGCCCACACCAGGGTTGCCCGGCGTCGCCAGCGGCCCCGGTCGCTGCCGGGTTGAGGAGTCCCTAGGCCGTTCTCATCTCCCCGGTGGTGCCGGGGCCGCCCCACGTCGCACGACGGCGGTGTCCTCGTAGGCGTGCCGGGGCGGCGGCGGGGCGGTGACCCGGGGGAGCGCGTCGGCCACGTCATAGACGGCGTTGGCCAGGATGCCGGTGTTCCGTTCCACCTTGGTCGCGGTGCGCCGCTGGGCCAGGGTCAACGCGAAGTTCCCCAGCGACGCCAGGGCGGCCACGGCCACGCCGACCAGCTTCAGCATGGGCTCGGGGTTGAGGCCGCGGGCGGTCAGCCACGCCACGGCGGCGATGGTGGCCAGGATGCACACCCCGGCCACGAGCACGCCGACGATGACGACACCGGGGGTCACCCAGCGGTCAGACTTGTAGGGGATCGGGTCGGACATCGGAGGGGTCCTCTACTCTCGGGGCGGCGGCCGGGTCGGGGTAAGGGCCCGGCCGCCACGATCAGCGGCGGCCGGCGCGGGCCAGGTGGGCCAGGGCGCGGGCCTGGGCGGCCGACCGGTCGAACCCGGCCCGCCAGAGGGCGGCGGCCAGCTTGGGGCCGATGTTCCGGCCGTCCGCCTCGAGGATGTTCGAGCGGTGCCCGAACTGCGCGAGCGCCGCCGACGTCTTGGGGCCCCATACGGAGTCGACGGCCAGGCCGCCGGCGTAGGCGGGCGCGTAGCGGCGCAGGAACGCCTGAAGCTGCCCGACCCGGGGGCCGGTGTCGCCCTGGTCACCGCGCAGCGCCGGGCCGCGGCCGGTCAGGTCGTGCCCGGACGTCGGGATGGGGGAGGGCTTGGCCGGGACCGGCTTGGCCGCCGGGGCGAAGATCCCCCACGGGGTCTTCAGGTCGTAGCGGCGCGGGTCCGCGACCACGGACACGTGCCCGTGGGTGACGTGCGGGTCCCCGATGTAGACCCGCCACCCGCTGAAGTCCGGGGCGGTGATCCGGCCGTTGAGGATCAGGTACGCCAGCTGCGGCAGCTTCCCGGCGTGCGCCAGCTGCCGGGCCCGCTCGAACGCCGCCGGCAGGTTCAGCCCATCGGTATCGAGGTCCAGGGCGCGCACCACGCCATTGCGGTCTGGGTTGTGGTCGCTGATCCGGGCGGCGTGCCGGGAGTCGCCCACGATCCCGTCGCTGCTCTTGTCGCGGCGCGGGTTGGCCAGGTTGGCTTCGGTGAGCAGCCGCACGATCGACTCTGCGGGCCGCCACTGGGCCAGTTCGAAGACCGGTTCCGCGGCGTTGCGTTCCCGGGCGGCGATCCGCCGGCCCATCCCGACGACCGGGGCCGGGGCGGGCTCCGGTGGGGGAGCGGGCTCCCCGGCCAGGTCGTGCGGGTACGTGTCGTGTTCGGAATTGAACATGGAAACCCCCAGGTCAGGCGATCGACAGCAGGCCGGACAGCCCGGCCGAGGGGCCGGCGTCGGTGATGACGATGTCCGCGAGTCCGCGGGCGTCGGTGATGAGCTTCAACGTCCCCGCGCTGACCGCCAGGAACGCGGCGAACTGGTAGGTGGCCGTCGCCGGGACGGTGAACCGGCCGACTGCCAGGGTGCGGAACCGGCCGGCCGCGGTCACGGCGCCCTGCTGCCGGTCGGTGGCCACGAACGTGCTCGTGGTGGTCACCGGGGCGGCCCCGGATTTGGCGCGGATGTTGAACTGCGCGTTGGCGGCGGCCGAGGGCTCCAGGGTGCCCTGGGCCTCGATCCGGTAGACCCGGCCCGCGGTCAGCGGCACCCCGAAATTGAGTTGGGCGGCGGTGATCCTCTGTTCCGTGGTCGTGCCGTCGGTGATCGCCACCTGGGTGGACGCCGCCGCGGAGTAGGCGGCCACCCAGGTGGTGGTGCCGGTCTTGTCGCCCTCCAGGGTGGTGACCCGGTTGCCCACGGCGATGCGGGCGGCCACCTCGGCGGCGAAGGATGAGGCGTCCGGCGGCGTGTACCCGGCGCGGCCCATGGCGTCGTCCAGGGACTGCGCGACCTGCTGGGTGACCGTCGCCAGGTCCAGCAGCGCGGTCTGGGCGTCGGCGTAGGCGACGTGGTAGTTCGTTGTGTATTGGATGGTCATCCGGTCCCCCAGGGCGGTTGTGTGGCGTAGGTGAACCCGGCGCCGATGTCCACGAACCGGAGGTCACCGAACGTGAGGGCCGGGTCCAGGTCGGCCAGCTTCACGCCCAGCGACGCCTTCGCGGAGTAGACGATCTTCAGCGGGTCGGTGGGTGTCTCGACGGTGACCGGGGCTGGGGTGACGCCGATCGACCACTCCCCGTCCGCGTAGCTGATGGATCCGCCGATCACCCCGAACAGTGGGCGGATCTGGAGCCGGGTCAGCCACGACCCGCGGACGAACAGCTGGGCGGGCTTCTCGGTGCCGGCCAGCAGCAGGGAGGCCAGGGCGACGGAGTCGAACGCTCCCCCGCTGGTCCGGTAGACCAGCGGGCCGATCCGCGGGAACCGGCCCTCGTTTTGGCACCACGATGCGTAGGCGGCGGCCAGGTCGGTGGCGATCCCAGACGCGGACAGGATCGCGTCCACGGTCAGCGTTCGGCGGCCGATGCTGGCCTCGAGCGGGCCCTCGTTGACGGTGGCGGCGGCCACTGTGCCGGTGGTGGTGGCCGACGCCCGGTAGGTGACCTCCACCCGGGTGATGCGGGAGTCGATCGGCTGGGACGCCTCACCGTCGTAGGCCAGGGCGGTGGCGGGCACCCCGACGCCGCCCTGGGCGGCGTTGCCGATCGACTCCGGCACCGGGGAGAACTTGCCCCCGGCGGCCGGGTCGGCCATCAGCCGCACAGACGGGGACGTGCCGGAATACTGCTGGTAGGGCACGTTCCGCTCGGGCGCCCAGCTGAGGGCGTCGACCTTGGGGTCGTACACCATCGGCGCCGGGTAGGCCGACGCGAACAGCTGGCGCAGCAGGGACAGCACGTCGGCCCCGGACACGTCCTGGGCGTTGGCCTGCCGGGCCGGGAGGTCGGTGACGTCGGTGTACTGGCCCGCGTAGTGCGCCGCGGCCAGCGTGGGCAGGGTCAGCCCGCCGGCGAAAAACCCGGCCGGCAGGTAGGACAGGATCCGGGCGCCGCGGGCGCTGAGACTCTCGACGGGAAACGTGGTCCCCTTGGGCACCGTGTAGTTCCCGCAGTCGGCCAGCTTGCTCGAGCAGGCCAGGGCGACCCGCATCCCCACCCCGGGCAGCCACGAGACGTCCACGTCGGTGATCCGGCCGCGGAAGTTGTAGCCCCCGGCGGTGGCGTCGGCGGGGGTCGCCCAGGACAGCAGCACCGGCTGGCCCAGCAGGTCGGTGCGGCGGGCGAACGACGCGTCGGCCGACGTGTCCAGCACCACCAGCGTGGCGGTGGCCGGGGTCGGCGCGGACAGCACCGACGACCGGCCCCAGCCGATCGTCATCTCCTCGATCCCGACCAGGGCCCCGCCGGCGGCGGCGGGCACGTTCAGCCCGGCCACCGACAGCGTCGGGGTGCAGGTGGCGGTCACAGTGCGCCCGCGACCCGCACACCCAGGCGGCGGGCGCGCTTGTCCAGCAGCCCGGCGATCTGGTCGGCCACGGCGGCCGGGTCCAGGGCGCCGTTGACGGTGATCGTGTACACGTCACCGCCGGCGAAAGAGCCGCGGCCGGAGGAACCGGGACCAGTCGATCCCCCGGCCGCGGAGAACAGGGACGCCGCGACCATGCCCGGGGCGGCGGAGAACAGCCCGGCGGCGGCCGGGCCGGCGGCCGGGGCGGGGGCGGTGGCGGTGGCGCCGAACAGGCCGCCGACCCACTCCAGCAGGTCCCCGCCCTTCTCCAGCAGCCAACTGATCTTGTCGACCACCCAGGAGATGGCGTCCACGACCAGGCCGATGGCGGTCCCCAGGACGTTGAACGCCGCGCCCAGCACGCCGCCGACGAACGGGGCCACCTTGTCCCGCAGGAACTCGAAGACCGGCCTGACCGCCTGGAACAGCCGCTGGAACGTGCCGGAGTTTTCGCTGATCTTCTGATTGATGATCCCGAACACCCGGTGGATGCCGTTCAGCACCGGGGTCAGCACGGTCTTGAAGATCGGCACCACGTAGGTCTGGACCAGGCTGTAGATGCCCTTGAACGCGGGCAGGACGGTGGCGGTGATGAACCGGCCGACGTCCTTGAGGATCGGCAGCAGCAACGGGCCCAGGGTCTTCGCCAGGTCCTTGACCGTGGGCAGCACGGATCCGGTGATGAACGACCCGACCTGGGCGAACATGCCCGACAGGGCGCCGCCCTTGCCGACCAGCTGGTCGAAGATCGGCACCAAATTGGTGGTGACGAAACCGACGATGGCCACGAACACCGGGAGCAGCTTCTCCCCCAGCGTGGCCTTCGCGTTCTCCCACCACGCCGACAGCCGGGCCTGCGCGCCGGCCGCGGTGTCGGCCTCCCGGGCGAACGCCCCGTTAGCCGATTTGGTCTGATCCATGATGAGGGCCAGCGCGGCCTGGGCGGTGGCGTTCTTCAGCGCGGCCCCGGTCAGCTTGTCCTGACCCTGGGCGGCCAGCCGGGCGTTGATGTCGGACTGCTTGATCGACACCCCATATCTTTCGATCGGGTCTGTCTCGCCCTTCAGCACGGAGGACAGTGCGTCGACGGCGTCGGCGGTCGACCCGCCGAACTGCGCGGCCAGGTCGGCGCCCAGGCCGGTCAGGTTGTAGATGGAGTCCGACAGCTGGTCCCCGGAGTACCCGGCGTTGGACAGCTGGGATCCCAGCACCGACGCCAGTTCCTGGTACTGGTTGATGGACAGGCCCATGGCGTTCTGGGCGTCCTCGGCCTGGGCCTTGATGACGTCGGCCTGCCCCTTGAACACCGACTCGACCGCGCCGGTGGACTGCTGAAGATCCGACGCGGCGTCGAAGGCGGCCTTGCCCAGCCCGACCAGGGCGGCGACCCCGGCCGCCGCGCCGGCCGCGGCCAGGGCGCCCAGCTTGCCCATGGCCCCGCCGAACCGGCTGGTGTGCGCCTCCGCGTCACCCAACGCCCGGTTGGCCGACGACGCATCGCCGACGATCTTCAGCGCCAGAACGGCACTCTTGGCCACGCCTCATCCCTCCCGTTGCTTGTTCTGGCGCGCGAGGACGTCGAACGCGGTCGCCACGACTTCGTCGGTTTCCTGCTCCCACTCGCGCACCGGGATCCCGGTCCTGATCGCCAGGGCGGTCAGGTTCCAGAGCGGGCTCCCTACCGGGTAGGGCGGACCGGGTCGTCCATCTCCTCGGGGGTGATGACGTCGTAGTCCTCGAGCGCGTCCTCCCACTGCTCCCAGGTGAGCGTGGTCAGCCCGTCGCGCTGGGCGGCGGCCCAGGCGGTGAAGGTCACCGCGAGGTTCTGGGCGTCGATGGCGCGCGGCCACTTCCGGGCGATGGACACCCGCTCCCACTTGATCCGTTCCCGGTTGGTCACGCGCACCAGGAAGGTGTCCCCGCCGGCGGTGTCGGAGAGGTAGCAGCGCAGGTACTGGCCGGGTTGGACGTAGGGGGAGGGGGCCGGCGCGTCGTCGGCGGCGACGGACAGGCCGCCGTCGTGGTCGACCTCGGTGATGGCGCTGTAGCGGTTGTGCGGTGCGGTCATGGTCCCGGTGCTCCTTCGATTTGTGAGATGACGTGTTCCAGATACGCCAGGTAGACGTGCTCCCACTGCTGGCGGGTGTCGTCGGCGGCGTCGTAGATGAACGGTGTTGCCTTGATCGGTCCGCCCCGCCAGCCCTTGGCGGGCTTGGGGCGGGACGGCCAGCCCCAGTGGATCGGCCCGGCGTAGGGGACCGACGCGCGGCCGGCGCGGACGACGGCAGCGGCGTTGGTGCCCGACGACCGGATCGACTCGCGCAGCCGCCCGGTCTTCACCGGTGCCCGCATGGCGGCCCGGCCGGCGACCAGCTTGGCGATCTTGGCGTGTTCGGCTTTCAGCTCGGTCAGGTCGTGGCCGGCCTTCTTCAGCGCCCGGCGCAGCTTGGCCGCGCCCTCCAGCTCGACCGCGACCGGGCCGCGACGCTGACCGGGCACGGGTCAGGACAGGTCGGCGACCAGGGTCGGTTCCCCGACGCAGTCCCAGGCCAGGTCGGCGGTGTTCTTGGCGCCCACCTCACCGCCGAAGTCCAGCGGGTCCACCACGACGATGCCGGCCACCCCGCGCCCGCCGGAGGTGGGCACGAAGCTGAACGGCAGCTCGTCGCCCTTGTGCGCCCAGGTGAAGTCGATCATGCCGCCGACGTCGCCGGGGTCCTGGTAGACGGTGGCCGACAGCTGGGCGGTGTAGGTGGCGCCGCCGCCGATGCTGGCCCCGGACAGGGTCTTCTTGCTGTCGCTGCTGTTCTTCTTCCAGCTGACCGTCATCTTCGTGACGTAGCTGGTCATGTCGATGGTCGAACCGGCCGAACCGATCGACAGGTGGCCGGGGCCCATCTCCTCGGGCGCGGGGCTGGTCACAGGGTTCTCCTCAGACGGTCAGGACGGTGGCGATGCGGAAGGCAGGGAACGGGGTTTGCGGGGAGTGCGGCAGCAGCACGGAGGCGGCCACGTCGATCGGGTCGGCGGCGTCCCCGCGGGCGGGCTTCAGGCCGGCGGCCAGCGCCTTGTCCAGCAGCTCGTCCAGGTCCCCGATCGCCTCAGACTCGTTGTCGGAGTCCCCGACGACCAGGTAGACCCAGACGGTCAGCTCACCCCAGCCGCCGAGGGTCTGAAGCTCCAGTTCCCGCGGCTGGAGCCAGGCGCCGCCGGGGTTGACGGCCCCGGCGTCCAGGTCGGCCGGGACGCCGCCGGCGGTGAGCTTGTCGGCCAGCGCCCGGCAGGCGTCCAGCACCCGGGAGGCCATCAGCCGACCCGCGGGGGAGTGGACGCGCCGATCTGCAAGAGCAGCGCCACGTCGGGGTCGTTGCGCCGCACGTAGGCGGTGCCCTCGCCGAACGCCTCCACCCCGGCCGGGGAGAACCGCCGCCGCCAGAGGCGCCCGGCCAGCATCGTGGCGCCCAGGACGACGTCCGGGGGCCACGTGCCGTCGGGCTCCAACTGGTCGATGCACCAGGCGGCGACCCGCCGGGCGACGGCGGCGGTGACCGCGGTGACCTTCTCCTCCGCGTCGGTGCCGCGCAGCTCCAGCCACGTGACGACGTCGGAGGGCTCGATCACCGGGCCGGCCGGGGTGGGGGCGGTCACGGCGCGGCGGCGATGGGCACGCTGATGGTGCCGCCGGGGCGGTCCATGCTGATGCCGGTGTAGCCGAACACGGCCTCGTCGACGCCGCCCTTGGGGATGTTCTGGGCGTTGACGCGGATCGGGGTGGAGGACAGCTCACGGAAGGTGTTGGCCTGGGTGACACCCAGCACCACCGTGCCGGGGGCGACCAGCGACGACCGGCGGAACTGGTCGGGGTTGACCTTCAGCAGCGCCAGGAACGCGGGCAGGTCGATGTTGGTGATGTCGGCCAGCTTCAGCCAGTCGCCGGTGTTCACCACGACGTAGTCCGGGCCCTTGCGGACGCGCGGGGTGTCCTCGAGCACGGCGGTGCCGAGGGCGACCGCGCGCAGGATGTCGGCGACCGGGCCGGTGATGATGGAGTCGTAGCCGTCCGGCAGCGCGTAGGCCGGCACTTCCTGCCCGTTGACCGTGTAGGTGGGGAAGTCGGCCGGGTCGGCGGTGACGTCGATGGCGTAGTCGACCAGGGCGGCGGCGGCCCGCAGGTCGGACTCCTCGAGGTATGACTCCGTGGTGGCGATCATCAGCTCGGACCAGAACTCGGCGTCGCCGAAGTCCACGAACTTGCGGTCGATGTCCCACGCGCCGGCCAGCCGGGACGCCTTGCCGGTCACCTGCGTGACGCTGACCGCGTTCGACGGGACGTCGTTCTTGTCGCCGGTGTAGTTCTGCATCCGGGGCCGGTTGATCCACTGCCAGCCGCGGAACTCCCACGACGTGAGCGGGCGCTGCCGGAACAGCTGGACGAACTGCCGCTGGTAACCGGCGCCCTCCCAGAGCTTCTCGCCCAGCGTGCCCGAGGGGGCCTGGAAGATGGGCAGGTTGCTGTTGGTGATGTCCTGAAGCGCGGCCATCAGGGTGGTGTCGCCCCGGTAGACGCCGGCCATCAGCGTCGCGGTCTGGGCGATCACGTCCTCCTCGTCGGCCTTCGGCGCGGCGGACGGGGCCAGGCCCGGGTCCGGCAGGGACGACGTCGGCAGCCCGGCCGGGGCGACCGCGGCCGACAGCTGGGGCGCGAGCAGCGGGGCCATCGCGGCGGCCAACTGGTTGTAGTCGATCGCCGGGGCCGCGGGCGCGGCGTCGGCGGCCGGGGCGGCGGGCGCCACGGGTGCGGTCAAGGGACTGTCTCCTGTCAGGGGGTCGGACACGGCAGCCGCCAGGGTGTGAACCCCGGCGGACGGGTAGGCGCCCACGGGCACGTGGGCGACGAAGTCCACGACTCCGGCGGTGATTCCGCCGGAGGTGTCGAACTCGAGGTCGGACGCCTCCACGGAGAGGGCGTCCCGGACACCGGCGCGGATCTCGGCGATCAGCTGATCCCCGGCCGGGGTGTCGGCGATCTTCAGCTTTCCCCAGAGGCCCTCCGGCCGGTCTTCGTGGGCGATCAGCCGCGAGACGGGGCGTTCCCGGTCGTGGCCGTGGATGCCGACGACGCGGGACGACGGGCGCAGCGCGCCGCGGCGGACCGGCCGGCCCCGGCCCAGGTTGGTCCGGCCGTCCTCGCCCCAGGGCACGAGGATGCCCTCGGCGGTGCGCTCACCGGTGTCGACGGTGGCGGCCAGCTGGCCGAGGGGCAGAGCAAGCGCGGTCACTGCGGGGTTTCTCCCGTCGTCGCGTTGGGGGCCGCCACCGGCGCCGGAGGCATGTGTGAGGACGTCGTCGGCGCCGGTGGCGGGGTCGGGGTGGCGGCGGGCTGGCCCGGGACGGTGCCGGTCAGCCACTCCTCCAGGTCGAACGCGGCCCGCTGGCCGCGGGGGGACACGTCGTCCAGCGACAGCCGCCCGGACGTGGCGCTCATGTAGCCGCCCAGCCCGTAGTCCACGGCCCGCCGGTCGTTGTCCCGGCTGGTCTGGTAGGTGAGCGAACCCTGGTTCGTGATGGCGTCGATCAGCTCCGCCGGGATCGACGCCTCCCGGGCCACGTCCACCGCGGCGGCGTTGCGGCCCTCCACCAGCAGGTGTTCGCTGAAGGTGCCCAGCTCCTTGACGTCCACCGACGTGTTCAGCCACGCCACGCCGCCGTTCTCACCGCGGCGGGCGGCGGCCCAGCGGCCGATCAGCCGGTCGATCTTATCGTCGGTGAGGTCGTCGCCGCCGGTCTGCTTCAGCGCCAGGTAGGCGGCCGGGTTCCGGGCCGCGGTGGCCGCGGAGTTCTGAAGGTCCCGGGCGTGCCGGATGACGTCCTGGCCGATGGTCAGCAGCCCCTCATGCGGGCCGGGGATCAGCACCACCTCATCGGCGCGGGCCACCCGCCACTCCTGGCCATCGAGCAGCTCGACCCGGCCGACGTCGTCCAGCCGCCACTGGCCCCACGGGATCCGGTCCATGGCCAGCGGGAACGACCGCTGGAAAGGCTGCGGCGCTGAGTTGCGGGTGCGCCGCCAGCACGACCAGCCGTAGAACAGCAGGTCGTCCACCGTCCAGAGCATGCGGTGGAAGTCCGACATCAGCCCGGAGGTCTGGTCGATCCACGACGGGGCGTCCGACCCCTCGAGTGGCTCGTCGCCGCGGTAGCCGCGCAGCGGGATCCGGGCGATGGTCGTGCAGATGATGTGCCGGGTCCGGGCCACCGCGGCCACCCGCATGGCCTCCGCCCGGGTCAGCGGCGCCGGGACGTCGGCCCCGAAGATGTCCGCCCAGACGATGTTTTCCAGGTGGGACGGGTTGGGCGCCCACGGCGAGGCGATCGCCGGCCCGGCCAGCTGCGCGGCGGCCACCAGCTGGGCGTCACCGAGACCAGGGCGCAACGCCGCAAACGTCCTCACGGCGCACAACCTGACACGGCCGGGTGACCCGGCGCTGTCACCCGCGGCGTGTCGTCAACCGATGCAACACTCCCCCGCTAATGTGACGCCGTCCTGACCGGCCTAGGGATCGGAGAACCCCCGATGCGCCACTACCTGAACACCCGCCCACTGCCCGCGTTCGTGAAGGGCTGGGCCGGGGAACTGCTCTGCGCCACGGCCCTCGCCGGCGGCCTCATCGCCATGGCCCTCGGCGCATGACGACGCTCCGCCGCGTCGTCCACCGTGGCCGATCGGTAGACGGATCGTTGATCCGGGCACTTCTCACTGCCGCCGGTCACGACCCCGCGGAGGTCACGGGCCTAGTGATCGGCCCCCACGGAATGAACGTCACGACGATCGACCGGGCCAATCAGGTGGACGTGGTGCATCTGCACGTCTTCGATCCCCCGATCGGCTACTAGCCCGGCAACGCACAGAGCCCCCGCCCTTGCTGGGCGGGGGCTCTGCTGCGTGTCGACCCTCGTGACGGGGGCGCAGGGGTCACCGTAGCGCGTAGACACCGACCTGGCCGCGCTTGGCCGGCGGCCGGTAGTCGATCCGGCCCGCCGCCGCGAGGCGGCACAACGTGGCCGACGCCGACGTCTGCGACCAGCGGGTCCGCTTCACCAGCTGGTGGACCGTCAGCGGCCCGCCCTCGAGCAGCTCGAGCGTGCGGGCCGTCTTGCACACCGGCGCCGCCGGCTCCGCGGGGGCCGGGCGGGTCAGCGCCGCCACGTCGGCGTTGATCGTGCCCAGCGACGCGCCGGTGGCGGCCATGATGTCGCGCTGGGTGGCCCCCTCGGCGTGCAGCGCGGCCACCCGGGCCTGCCGCTCGACCCGACGCAGCTTGATGTGCCGCAGCTCGGGCAGCTCCGCGGCGCAGTAGGCCGGCCAGTCGACGTGGCCGAGGGCCTCCCAGGCCCGCCCGGCGAACGCCGCGGCCAGCAGGTTGTCCGCGATCGCCAGGGCGTCGCGGATCCGGGCGGTCAGCCGCCGCGCCGCCGCCGTGTCCAGGACGGCGGCGGCGGTGTTCAGCGTCGCGGCGGTCATGCCGCGGCCCGGTCGGGGAGGCTGATGACGCGCAGCTGGCCGTCCGAGCGGCGGGCGATGTAGTCGCGGCGGACCTGGCCGGCGACGATGCGCCAGTGCTGGGTGGGCTGAAGGATCTGATACCTAGGCCGGTTCATGCGTTGATTATCGGCGCATCCGTTGCACAGGTTGAGTCGACACTCCCCCGAAAGGGTCAGCCGAACCGGAACGACGGGGCCGGGGCGGGGCGCGGGTTGCGCAGCACCGCCCAGGCCGCGAGGGCGGCCCCCTCGAGGCAGGCGATATCGCCGGTCGACCGGGTGCGGGAGAACACCCAGCCGCCCTCGGTCAGCCTCTTGCGGCCGGCCACGTCGGCGGCCACGTCCAGGCCCTCGTGGCGGCGCAGGAAGATGGGCGGGGCCTCGTCGTCACAGATGCGGTCGAACAGGTCCCCGCACGCGGCGGCATAGTCCACGTTGGTGATCGGCAGCAGCTCCACCCCGGCCAGGGCGAGGGCGTCGGCGACCGGGGCGGCGGGGCCGTTGCGGAGGATCGCCACACCCTGCCCGGCGTCCCGCAGCCCGGTCACCCGGTCGGCCAGCCACGACCGGCCGGGCCGGTGCTCGATCACCTCCACCCACGGCACGCCCTGGCCGTCAACGACGGCGGCGACCAGCGCGCCCATGGACCCGTCCTCGGACACCGCCACCCCGTAGGCCGGTCGGCCGGCCGGGAGGTCCTTCTCGGTGGCCGACGCCTCCCACGGCTCGGTGGGAATGATCCGCTCCGCGGCGCCGGTCGCCCGGTTGCCGTAGGCGCGGGCCTTCTCCCCCGGCGGCAGCGAGGACCGGCGGATGGTGTCCAGGTCGATCGTGTAGCCGATGGCCGGGTGATAGGCGGCCATGTTCTCGTCGGTGGGCTCGAGGTCGTCGGGGATGCCGAAGTCGAACAGCGCGAACCCGGGCTCCCCGGCCGCGGCCCGCTCAATCAGGGTGTGAAACCACGTGGAGGACCGGTCCCCGCGGGTCGACCAGATCCACGTCTGGGCGCCCGGCCGGGTGGCCTGGGTGGGCTCGATCGCCTGAAGCAGCTCCGCGCCGCGGACCTCGTCGAACGCCCAGCCCTCGTCAATGTCGTTGTGGTCGCTCTGCTTGCCGTGCAGGGCGTCGCGGGTCGGCGGATGCGGGCGGATCGTGGACCCGTTGACCAGGGTGAGCCGCTCGGACCCGGCTGCCTTGTTCCGCGCGGCGATGATGTCCCGCAGTGGGGACGCCAGCAGCCCGTCCGCCAGCTCCCGATGCTTGTCCCGGGCGTCCTGGCCGGTCTGGGCGGTGTCCCAGCACCGCCGGTTAGGGCCCTGGGCGGCCCGGTGGACGGCCTGGGCCTCTTTCAGCGTGGTCTTTCCGGCCTGCCGCTGCACGGTGACGATGCAGGTCCGGTGAACGTAGAGGCCCCGGTCGTCCACCTCCCCGCCGACGTCGGCGACCAGGCGTTGCCACGGCATCAGCGGCCGGCGCATGGCGTTGGCCACCCGGGCGACCGCGGGACCCATCGTGCGCCGCGACGGGTCCCGCGGCGTGGCGAACCGGGGGACGACCCCTAGGTCACTCCGCGGTACCGAAAGCGTCACGGAGCCAGTCTGGCGCCTCGGTCTGACCATCACCGGGAGCGCCGGCCGGTGGCGTGGCGGCGGTCAACTCGACCGGCAGCCGCAGCGCGTGCAGGGCCTTCTGATAGGCGGGCAGGCTCTGGGCGGCCAGGTAGCCGCCCCTCAGCCCGCCGACCGCGTGCGCGGTGTCCAGCGCTTCGGCCAGCACCGCGGCGCCCTCGATCAGCGGCCCGTCCTCGTCGGCCACCCGGCCGTTCTCCTCGGCCCATGCGATCGCCTTGCGGAACGCGGTCACGACCGGCCCGCGGCCCCGGTCCCGGCGGGTGAACTCGACTTCGAACAGTGCGTCACTCATGGCGGCCCCCGGCGAAGATCACGGCCAGGACGAGCAGCAGCAGCACGCCCCCGGCGACGACGTCCCCGGCCAAGATGGTCATTGCTGGGCCTCCGTGGTGGGCACCGCGGCCTCGCCCCAGCCGTGCAGCCGTTCGGCCAGGTCGGCGTGCGCGATGTGCCCCAGGCCCTCGTCGCCGTAGCCGGTGCCCCAGCTGTTCTGCCAGGTGAAGTGGACGCCGGGCTCTCCGTTGGGGCCGGTCAGCTCCAGGCCGACCAGGCACAGGACGTGGCCCAGGCCCTCATCGGTGCCGGTCACGATCACCTTCCCGCGGGGGCCGGTGTCGTACATGCCCGACGCCCACGGGATGCCGACGATCACCGGTCGGCCGGCCAGCAGGGTCTGGGCGATGTCGGCGGTCCCGAAGTCCCACACGTAGCCGCCGACCCCGACCCCGGCCGCCACCAGCGCGCGCATGCCGCCGGTGACCGACGTACCGGAGTAGTCCTCCCCCGGGAACTCGTCCAGCCTCTGCGCGGCGTGGTAGAGCTCCACCGCGTCGGTGGCGGTCAGCAACTCGGACGGGTCGGCGTCCCGGTTGCGGGTCAGCCGCATGACGTTGACCGCGGCGGCGGCGGCCATCCCGAAACACGCGCCCTCGCGGCCCTGGTCGAAGATCGGGCCGACCGGCAGCCGCACCGGCTGAAGCGGCAGCCGCCCGGGGATCACCCCGCGGGCGCGGGCGCCGAACTCCCGGGACCGCGGGTCGTGATTCGCCCGCCAGGTCAGCCGGCGGCCCTCCCCCGCCGCCGCGGTCAGCGGCCGGTCGGCCTCCGGCACGCCGCAGACGTCGCAGAAGCCGTCGAACCCGGGGCCGTGCATGTGCAGGTCCCGCCGATCCCGGTCGTCGGCGGGCTGAACCGGCGGGGTCACGGCCGGTGCCGGGGCCTTTCGGGCGGCGTCCCACTCCCGCAGGACCTCGGCCACGGCGACGACGGCGGCGGGCTCGGTGACCTCATCCACGAACGGCTGGGGCTCGGGCTCGGGGGTGACGCGGGCGCGCATGGCGTCGGCGGCCAGCTCGAGTCGCATCGCCGCCCGCATCGCGTCGGGTGGGGCGTCGAACCGGCGGCGGCGCGCGGCCAGCTGGTCGCGCGGGTCCACGGTGGTCACGGGGGCATCCTCCAGGGTCATAGCCAACAACCAGCGTTGTCGTCGCAGCCGTCGTCCCCAAACAGCGTGTCGGGGGCGGGCGGCAGGGTGTGCAACGGCCGGTAGGTGCGCAGCAGAGTCAGCGGGCGGCGGCCCCGCTCGACCGCCCGCGCGGATTTGGCCGACTCCAGCGCAACCGCCCGGTCGAACAGTTCGGGCCGGTCCCGGCGCATCTCCGCCCAGGCCTCCCGGGACCGGAACGGGCAGAACCAACACGCCGATTTGGGGGGCACCGGCAGCCCGGCGCGGGCAATCACCGCCATGCAGTCAGCGCGGGACAGCCGTACCTCGGGCGCCTCGAGATCCATGCCCAGCAGCGGGTAAGTAATCCGCTCGTAAGGCTGCTGCCGGGCGGTGTTGGCCCGGGACAGCTCGTCGGTGCTGATCCCCAGGCAGACCGTGGCCGGATCCTGCGGGGAGGCGCCGCGGGCCAGCAGCTCCGCACCGATCCGGCGCAGCTTCCACTCCACCGTGCAGGCCCTGGTCCCCCGGTTCTCCGGCGAGATCATCCACGGGATCAGGTCGCCGTCGGTGCGCTCCAGCCGGGCCAGCAGCGACTCCCGCGGCTGCAACACGACAAGCTCAATGCCGTGACGTTCCGCGAACGGGGCCGCCACGTCGGCCAGGTAGGCAACCGTCCGCGGATCCTCGCTGTCGTCGCCGGTGTTGGCGTGCAGGAACACCCCGGGCGGCAGCTGGCCGGCGGCAACCAGCACCAACATGGCGGTGGACTGGACGCCTCCGCCGTAGTTGTAGGACCGCAGGGTCACAGGTCGATCGCGCGGCCCAGGTAGCGCGCCCTCCAGCTCTGCTCCGCCTCGCGCAGCTTGGCCACCATCGCAAACGGTGTGTACGTGGACCGGTGCGCGGCCTCAGTGCCGACGACCAGCCCGACACCGATCAGCAGCCCGCCCAGGCCGACGAACACGAACCCGCCCAGGCCGGCCAGGAACACCCCGGCCACGTCCGCGGCCCCGGCCACGACGTAGAGGTAGAGCCGGGCCGGGGCGGTCAGCCGCCAGCGGCGCCAGCCGCGGATCCGGGGGCCAACGGCCGGCTGTCCCTGGACGGCCGGGGCGGTATCGGTGCTCATCGGAGCCTTTCGGAGCAGGGGGGGGTCCCCCCAGGGGGATCCCCCCGGTTCGGTCCCATCGGGGAGAAAAAAGATCAA